TATTGCTGTTGGCGGAAGCCGTAACGTCTCCAGACAGCGCAGCCCGCTCAAAGCTCACTTGCCCGCTGGTAGCCCAATTGGCGACTACGGAGGTCGAATCTCCAACCACTCGTTCAGCCGTCAGGGTGGAGTCGGAAGACTTGACCAGATACTCAGCCGTAGCCGGAGCCCCACCGCTGCCGCCAGAGGCGCTGAGGGTGGTGCCGGACATCGACAGTCCGCTGCCAAGAGTGATTTCCTCAAGATTGCCGGAACCAGCGGCAGATCCACGCCCCAACAGCACAGAAGCCGCAGAGGCGTTCTGCATCTTGGCGTAGGTGATGGCATCATTAGCCACCGTCAGAGCGCCCGTGCTCGCTAACGTGGCATCTCCAGACATCGCCACCGGGGCGTAGGCCGTACCACCCGCATTGCCGACCAACACCTGCCCCGCAGAGGGGGCCGTATTGGGAACGATAGCAGCCTGCGTCTGTGCGTTGTTCGTGACGTTTCCTAGCCCAATGGAGGTCTTGGCATCAGACGGACCCTCGTCCTTCCACAGCGAGGAAGACGACTCGTAGACAAGGAAGGAGTTGTCCGCCGGGGACGTAATCAGAACGTCGTGCAGCTCCTCCAGCTCAAAGCCATTGAGGATGTCGACGTAGATGATGCCAGCCCCAGCCGAGGACTTGATGCAGTAGCCGATACGAACCCCGTGCGCGGGTTGGGTGGGCCGGGTGTTCGTGATGTCGCCAGACGACGTAGAAGACAGCCACAGCACATCGCCTTCCGTGAAGGCAATGGTGTTTACGCCGGTGAGCAGACCCGCTGTGATGATGAACCCAGAGCTGTTGTTGCTGATGGACTCAGCCGTAATGCCAATGGTCGTGGCCGAATTGGGGTCTCCATCGGCCAACGCCAAATCCACCTTGAGCTTGGTGCCGGACGACCCGCTCTGCCGTACCACCTTACGCTTGGCGATGGTGGAGCCAGTCTGGTTGTACACCTGAACGTGGCTATCCACGCCCAGCTTGCCCACCACGTTGGCATTGAAGCCGACAGAAGGAGCACTCTCCGTGCTGTCCCAAATAATCACTCCCGTGCCACCCGTCGTGGTCGGGGTCGTGTCGAACTCAAAGGCGTCAGCGAGAATCTTCCCGTTGTCGTCAATGGTGGGAACGCTGCCCTGAATGGTGGAGCCGCCGGTGCCGTCCGCCCGGATGATGGCGTTATCCGTGCTGCCCGTGGACCCAGCAATAGACCCCGCAGCCGAGAGCGTGGTGCCGCTCATCGTCAGATTGGTGCCAATCGTGATCTCCTGCGGGTCGCCCGACCCCGAAGCTGACCCACGGCCAATCAGCTTGGACGCCGCAGACACATCCTGCATCTTGGCGTAGCTCACCGCGCCGTTATCGATAGTCCACGTAGCGCCGCTAGAGCTTACCGTGATGTCGCCTTTATCGCCGTCCGAGATTCCGCCACCACCTCCGCCAGAGGCGTAGGAAAGACTGTTCCAAGCCGTCGTGCCGTCGCCAAACTTGATCTTCAGCGTGTCCGTCTCCAGACCCAACTGACCAGCCTCCAATACAGGGTTATTGGAGGTCCAGTTAGCAGCCGTGTCCCGGCGATGACGAATAATGGCAGGAGTGCTCATACTGATGTACCGTCGTCCAAGTCTACTACAGAGGAGGCATAGGTGGTCGTGCTGCTTCCCTCGTCTAGATCAAAGGTGGAAAGTATGCCATCTGACGACCCGGCGCTGAAGTCCCAAGCCCCGCTCAGAGCCCCGCCCGCCCGCCACCGGCCATCCTGCCCCAATACGTGCACCGTACCCCGCTTGTAGGGAGGGATGGGCTTCCACCCAGCTCCCCGCCCCAAGTCCTCCAACGACCATTCATCTCTCAGGTCGCGGACAAGGGTGTCCTTCGTAATGGCGGGCATTGGCCTATTCTACCCTACAAAAACAAAGGGCCACCCCGCAGGATGGCCCCGTAAACCACGTTTCCTTGCGATTTAAGCCACTTTGTCGGCCTTCTTGGACCAGAGGCTCCATCCCACCGCCAAAAGGCTCCCAATCGAGCCCGCGACGGTTTCAATGGTGCCGCTGTCCAACTCAATGCCCTTGGCAATGAGGTAGCCCGACGCAATGCCGAGCAGGTGACGAACGATGGAGGTGATGACGGAGGCGTTCATTCTTTGATGGGATTTACGGCGGATTCTAACACCTGAATAGCCTGCTTGAGCAGCTCGTGGTCTTGCCGGGTGCCCCGAAACTCAGAGCACACCTGATTGATGATGTTTAGTGCCTGTTTGGCGTCCATAAATGATCTCTAATGGCGTTTAGTTACTGCTAAACGCTCAGAAATGACCCCTACAAGCCTATCTCGGGATGTCAATCCCGAAGAATCAGAGCGGCGTCAGGCCAGCGTTCTGGGCCAGCACCTTGTAAAACGCCTCGTCGCTGGTCCACGTAGCCGTCTGGGCCTCGGTGGCGTTGACTAGCTGGGAGGCGACTTCCGCACCGGCAGCGTCAAGGAGCTGGCAGTCGGCAACGGCGGGACCGTTCTGGTAACTCACGTAACGCGGAGCGAATTTAGTGGCAGTCTTGGTGCCGGTCGGGGTCCAGACGCTCACGGGGGAGATGGCGATGACGGTATTCATAGGGAAAGATTACCAAGTGGAAATGGCGACCCGCTTCCAAGTGTTGGTCGCGGTGCAAACGTAGATGTAGGACGTATCCCAGCAGATGGTGCCAGACGTGCCGGTGGCGGAAGCGGAGGCGGGGGTCTGCGCCGTGGTGATGCGGAAGGCGTTGGAGCTAGTTGTAATGCTTAAGCTTCCGTCAATCGCAACTGCCCCAACTCCAGAAACTAGAACCTTGTTGGCTCCAGCGTTGTCCTTGATGGCAAAGATCGTGGAACCAGAGCCGCCATCTCCGCCCGTGAAATTATGAGTTGAGCCGGATTCTCCAGCATTGATGCTCTTCGCCACCCCCACGCCCCCGCTCACCACCAGCGCACCGGAGGAGGTAGAGGTGGAGGCGGTGGTGGCGTTGATCTTGAACTGCGACGACGTAAAGTCGAACCGGTTGGTGGCTGCCGTTCCGATAAAGATGCGGAACGGGTTTGCATTGTAAATAAACGCCTCGCTATTTCCTAGTCCGGTAAAACTTCCGGCATAGGCTGTTCCCGTAAGTCCAAACACGGCCCAATCGCCTCCGTCTGAGCGGTAGAGCCGCACTTCCTTGCTGTTGGCGGTATTGCCGGTTCCCGAAACAATGATCTGTCCGCTGGCGCTGTTGAGGTTTAAGTCTCCACCAAGATGGATGTTACCACCCACCCCCAGCCCGCCGCTCGTCCCGTTGCCGACCACCAGCGCGCCGGAAGAGGTGGTGGTGGAGGCGGTGGTCTGCGGGATCGTGACGTTGGTAGGGTTGAAAACGGCCACCGTGTTAATGGCCGCGCCAGCCCCAGAGACAAACGTCCCAACCGAAAGAACCGAGTTCTCGCCATTCGACCGAATGAAGGACCCACCCACCGCCGCGCCAGTAAACGTAGGCGTCGCTCGGCTTCCAGTCAGCGTGCCATTGAGCGTGAGGTATTGGTCAACGTAGTTGGAGTCGTAAATCGTCGAAAGCCGCAGAGGCCAAGAAGTCGTCGCTCCATAGGCGGTGAAGTAGTGCGCCGCCGTGTTAACTCCCGGAGCAAGTGTCGGACCCGTAATTGCGCTGTTGGCCGTCAGCGTGCCCGTCACCGTGGCGTTGCCGCCAAACGTGGGGCTGAAGGCATTCAGCTTCCGCGTGCCGTTCGTCGTCCCGTCTACGGCAATGAAGTCGTCAGAGGCCGTGCTGGAGGCCGGCGTCGTAAGGTCTTTGATGCGAATGTCTGCCATATTAGGTGAGGGCTATGAAGGGATTGGCCGCGCTGTCCACCAGCCGATCACCGGCTGACGTTACCAAGGTAAACTGTACATTCGGCACATTGATGTACGGCTGCCCAATGATGGGCTCAGACCAGAATACCTTGTCAGCAACCATCGGGCTGAAGCCCTTGTAAAGGTTGTCAGACTTCGCCAGCAAACTGGTCTCAAAGACGGTCACAGGTAGTTCAGCTCCTGAATCTCAGCCACCACATCCGTACCCGCCGCACGGATAGCCTTGGCCGCAATAGCCGTCTGACGGGGCCAATAGGCCGTCGCACCGTCGTTGTACAGAAACCCCTTGGAGGTCGTCGGATTGGTCGTGCCATCCAACGTCACCCGCGCCGCCGCCCCATTGAACTGCACCAGAACGTGCGTCGTGGAGGCATTGAGGGTGAAGTCGATCACCGCCTCCGCCGTCGAACTAATCGTGTTCTGGGCGTGCGTCGTGCTGTTCTGGGGAATCGCCTGCGAAGGCGTGTTGACGATGCGGGCGTTGGCCATAGCTTAGCGGGTTGAAGAGTGGCGTGATTGCGTTGTCTGGTGAGAACGGATGCGCTTCCCAGCCGTATTGAAATTACGCTGGTTCATCACATCCTCCAATTCTAGCATAAGAAGGGACTCGGCATACCCCTCTTCGGCAGCAGCCTTCTCGTTCTGCCCATCATACCGCAGGAAATCGGCAAAGGCGCCGTGGGCGGCATAGTGGAAGAACTCCATCGGGACGAGGGAGTTGGTGGTGGAGTTGTAGGGCCCATCCCACCGCTTCTTGTAGTCCACGTACACCGTGTCCAGCCCGTCAGGCGGGGACACGATGTCAGCCCCGTCCGAAGTGACGTTGTACGTCAGCTCCGTCACGCTGTACGTGCCATAGGGGGCCTCGTCGTAAATGCGGAGGAAACTGCCAATCGGGTTGAGGGTGGCCTGCGTGAAGGGCACCGACCCACCACTCACCGCCCGCGCCTCCCCCAGCACCAGATAGCGGGGCCAGTAGTTGATCCGCCGGTAGGCATTGTAGATGCGTCGGTTGATGAACTGGTTGACTAGGGAGTTTTCCTCAGTCGTCAGGGCGGTGTTGCCTGACAGGGCCTTCACCAACTCCAGCAGATTGCCGTAAGTGTCGGTAGTCATTACACCTTATTGGGACAGAGATGGGGGAACTTCTTCTGGTGGTAGCGAATGAACTCCTTGCTGTTCACTTCGTGCCGTCCATACTTGTTGATGAGGCGGAAGTATTCGTCAGCCGGATAGAACGCCACGGCCTTGCCCAGCCCGGGAATCGTCTTGTGGCCCTTCCAACGGCTAGCCTCGTGAGCCGCAAGGACCTCCTCCTTCTTCTCGTTCACCTTGATGAGCTCAAAGCCCGTGCGAATCTCGCGGATCAGGGCGTCCTTCACAGCCCCTTCCCCGGGCAGCTTGGTGATGATGTGCATAAAAAAGGAGGCGCACCCACCTAGGATGCGCCCCCATTCTATCAGCCGAGTGTGGTCTTAGCTGAACTTCGACAGGTCGATGACGCGAATGGCGATGATGATCTCGCCAGCCGTCAGCGACGCAACAGCGGAGTCGGTCACCTTGACCAGCACATCCGTCTCAGACGTGACAGCCTTGACCGCCTTGCTGTAGCCGGAGGTGAACTGGTCACCCGTGTTGAACACCGGAACCGTCATCGCGTCCACATCGAGGGCGTCGATGAACTCGTCCGGGTCAGCGCCGGTGGTGCCAACGTCGATCACCAGCGTGCTGGAGCCCGCGATGTCCACCGTGTTGGCGACCGCCGCCAGCTCCACCGCCGAATGGGCGGGAAGTTTGGCAATGACGCGACTACCACCGTTGCCGATGGCGATCAGATCATTGTAGTCCAGACGAACGTAGTCCGTGAAGCCGCCCAGCTCGTTAACAGTAACTTTAGCCATTGTAGTAGTTTCCTTGGTTAGGGTTTAGCTGAGGACGGTGATCTTGCCGTGAGCGGCAGGATGCGCCACCTTGAGGGTGCCGGTCCAGTCAACGTAGCCGCGCTCGCCACCGCCGAGGTTCGGCAGGCGGGTAGAGCCGAGCGGAATGAGCTCACCCACCGCGTAGAAGTCGGGGTTGATGAGGTAGCCGGTGTCCTTGTTGGTGGTGTCCGGCGCGGTGTCGGGATTCATATCCACGATGGTGACGATGCCGTGATCCGACTGGTACTGACCAACCGCCAGCTTGATGAGGCCGGACGAGCTGTTGGCATTGTACTGACGGAGGGCGCCGGTGGTGGCGTCCGCACGGGCGAAGTCAGTCACCACCCGGCGCAGCGCGGTGTCAGCCAGCAGCGTGAGGCTGTTGGTCGAACCGTTCTGGCGGTAGATGGAGGTGATGAGGTTGTTCAGCACCGTCTCGTTGAACGTGCCCGAGGCGTGGATGGAGCCAGCCGGGGTGCGGTAGTCCGAAGGGACATCCGCCGGACCAGCCGAGTCAATCCAGTCACCGAGGCCGCGCATCGTGTAGGCCGTGCCGCCGCCGTTCTCAGCCGCACGATCCTGCGTGCCGAGGAGGACGGTTTCAACGTCACGCTTCAGCTCCTTGACGGCCTTCATCTCCGCACGGGCGATGTCCTGCGGGCCAACCGAGGAGACGGCCTGCTGGAGATCGGACACGCGGAAGGACCGGCGCCGCTTGTGGACGTAGTTGCCAAGGCGGGCCACGGACTCAAACTTGTCGTCGAAGTCGGTGACATCGGCGCCTTCGCTCACCGCCGTGGTGACGGGAGCGGACAGCTTGTCCACGCCCCACTCAACGAAGGTGGCGTTGCACTTGAACTTGTCAGCGGAGCTAAGGAGCGGCGTTTCGCTGGGAGCCAGCGTGCTAATGGCGTCGTGGAGGTCCTCACGGTTGAGGGCCGCGCTGCCGGGCGAGGTGGTATCGTAGGTGTTGGAGAACGACATAACTAATTAGGATTTGCGTTTCGAGAGTTGAGCTGCACGGAGGGCGATGAAGTCGTTGGCGCTTCCTGTTTGTTTGTATCGGCTTTCAATGTCCTTGAGCTGCCGGTCGAAGCGGTTTTCAGGACGCTCCGGGGCAGCCGCCGTGGAGGCGGGGGACGAGGGAGGATTAAGCGTTACGCCTTTGGACTTACCATCCATTGGCAACGTGCGGCGCCCGTAGATGGAGTTGGCGGCGTGAGCCACCAGATACTCAATCTGCGGAGCAATCTCTGGAACGAGGCGCTTGGCCTCCTTCAGGCGCGGGTCATTGACCATCGCCTCATACCGCTTCCTCACATCGTTGTCTTCGCCATCCATCCAAGACAGCTCGGTTTTAGCCAAGGTCTTGAACTGCTGTTCCAGCCCATCGCGCTGTGCTCGGAGCTGAAGCTCCTTATACTGCGCCGGGATGAACTTGGTCTGACGACGACGAGCGTTTCGGAGCATCTCGCGTACCTGCACCTTGGTCCACTCCTTGCCGTCTTCCGCTGTGTAAACAACGTCGTTGGCACCAAAGTCCTCCGCCTTGAAAAGGATGTCCTCTGCCGACTCGATGAAGCTATCCACCTCTTCCTTCTGTTTCTGAAGGTCTTCGACGGTAGCAATCGACTCGTAGGGGTTATCCTCAACCTTGGCGTCAGGGAGCTGCTGCCGAGCCTGCACAATGGCAGACTCCAGCGCGGCTGCCTTCTCCTCGGCTAGCTTGCGCTTGGCCGTGAGCTCAGCAATCCGCTTGAGCAACCCGCTCTTGCCCTTTTGGGCAAGCTCCGCGATCTCCTCATCTGTGAGGTCCTCAATTTCCTTTGAAAGAACTTCCTTCTGGGGAGCGGCCTCGGCCTTGGGTTCGCCCTCTTGCGGGGGCTCCTTGGCTTCGGGCTCCTTCGGAGGAACCGATTCAGGCTCTTTGGAAGCAGCGGGAGGCTGCTTGCCAGTAAGCTTGGCAATACGGGAGGACAGGAAATCCTTGTCCGTCATTGGCTTGTTGGTTTCCACGGCAGGTTTAGCGTCCCCCGCGTCGGACGTTACGACTTCTGACATATTTCATCCGCCATCTTTGCGCCTTGGCGACTGCGATGGGGCGGATGCTAGCATAGCTTTTCCGTACTTGACTTAATTAGTCATCCTTCGCCATTTTGCGCCTGCCCAATGGTGCAAGGCACAGCATTTCGCCTGCTAGGACGCTAGCGGCCCACCGGACTTCCGGCTCCAACAGCCGGAGAATGGCCAATCGGGGGTGTGGCGAAGATGCGGGTTGGAGCCCCGCTTGGGCATCCCTTTATGAGCCCTAAGTCCCTAGAAATCCTTCAGAACAACGAGCACTTCCTTGAGTTTCTGACCTCCCTGCACGACGCCCGCGAGCATTGGATCGCCAACCTTGAAGACCGGCCCACGGAAATGCTCCAGCAGATCGCCGGGCGCATCTGCACCCTGAACGACATACTGGAGCGGTCCAACTACAAGGCCGTCAAGGAACGCTGGGAAGCGCTCAGGCGCTAAGGCCCTGCGTGCTCACCTCGCCCATCTGGGCGGGAGCAGTACCAATCTTCCCGATCTGTGCATTTTGCATCTGCTGCATCTGGAATTGGTACTGCTGCATATACTTGTTGAGCCGGTCTTGGAACGGCTTGTCCTGCTGGAAGCGCTGACCAACGTCCGGCTGCTGCAAATACTGCTGGATGGTTTGCATCGCCACCTGAGCGCCATTCGGACGGGCCCCCACCTCGATGCCAGCGTAAATCTTGGACAGGTCGTCGGTCACCTGCTTGACGATCTGCTGCTGGGCCTCCTCGGCAGGCTGGAGAACGGCATCGGCCAGCACCGGATTGACGGCTGAGGCCATCACTTCCAGCATCCGGTCCATATTGATGCGGCCATTCCGGTCGAATTGGACCAAGCTCACAAACTGATTGAGCTGGGTTTCGAGGTTTTCGGGGTCAGCGGACAACACATCGTAGTTGACCACGATGTCGAAGTTCTCGTTCGGGTCGCCACGGCTGAAGCGCTGGGGATCGGACACGCCCGTGACGCGGAAGAACACCTGTTCCGGGCCAAACCGCTGGTAGCACTTGAAGGCCAGCCGGATGACATCACGAACGTGGTGCAAAAACTTGTCCACGAAGTGCTGCTGACGGATGCGGGACATCGGATTCTCGTGATCCAGCCCCATCATCGTGTTTGCCTGCTGGAGCATCGTCTGTTCCAGCTCCACGCTGCCCGGGTTGTACGGGGGAGTAGGCCCAAACTGAATCTCCCCCATCCGCCGGTAGGGGATGCGAGCCGCCGGGCCGTAGTCCGTGGGCGGCTGACCCGTCACGGGGTAGAGCAGGGGCGGGATGGTCGCCATACTGTTGCGGTCGGAACGGCTGTCCCGCTCGCCCTTGATGGCCCATTGCAGGCCGCGCAGCATCTCCGGCACCGTCGCAAGCTCGTACAGGCGCTTGTTGTCCTCAAACAGCTTGGTGACGACAAAGGGGTAGTCGTCGTAGCCGTTCAAAAGCTCAAACTTGGCATACTTTGGCTCACCATCCCGGCCCGTCCACTTCTGGTTGAACACCGTGCAGTAGATGCCCTGCGAGCCATCCTCCCGCTTCACCATCCGCTGGTAGGCGTAGATGACCTCGTACAGCTCATTGGTCATCTGCTGGGCCGAGCGATTGGTCTCCGTGTTGGTACGGGGGTCGGTGAGGTCGATGGAGACGGGCTGTTGGGCCATCACGTTGTCCACCCAGTCGGAGTCCCAGCCCTCCGTCGCCACCTTGTTCTCAAGCTGCTGGGCCGACATCAGGACGCGCAGGAAGCAATACGGGGCCTTCTGGTAGTCGGTGGTGTAGGCCGGGAAGAACACATCCCCGTCAGGGGCTAGGGCGTTCACCACCGGGCCATTCACCGACTGACGCACCACGGACAGCTCCGTCGTGCCCGTCTTGCGGAGCTCCTTGACGGCAATCTTGGCCTGTTTTTCAGTCACGCCCTTGAACTGCTGGGTAAGCAGGACGGCAATCTGGTCATCGGCCTTGCCCTCGATGATGAGGCTGGCCAAGTCGGGGCTGGCCTGAGCAATCTGCGCCAGCTCCACCCGCTGACGGAACGTGCGGTCCTCCTTTTGCCATCCCACGTAGCTCACCATAATGCCACGCTCAAAGAGGTAGTTGGCCCCCAGCTCCATCTGACGCTTGAAGTCAGGGATGTACGCCGCCACCATCCACTTCAGGAAGGCCGAGGTAACCCGAGCCCGCTGAAGGTCGCCCAGCTCTACCGGGTAGGCGCGGATGTTTGCCCGCGACAGCGCCGACATACACAGCGCAACGTAAGTGTTGATAAACTGGTCAATGAGGGGCACCTCCGTGTCCGAGGCTCCTTCAAAGGGGAAGGCGTCCGGGCCCCACTTACGCAGGTCTTTTGCTTTGTTCGGCCAGATGTTGCGTCGGTAGTCATAGCTGTCGCGGGTGGACGACAGATACCACGCCAAATCGTTCACCGTGCGGTCGTAGGCATTCTTCAGCGCAAGCACATCGGGCTTGGCGCTTACATACGTCAAGGCCTCTTGAGTGTCATTTTCCATAAGAATACCTGCGCTTTATGTCAACGATGATGCGATTGGAGAAACCCTTGCCCACCCCAAGCTTGTCGCCCAGCCGCTCAGGGGAGACGGGCTGGTAGCAGGCTGACAACGCTCGCGTCAGGATTTCAAAGCCCAACAGGCGATCCACCTGCTCAGCCTGCCACTCAGGGCAAAGTGACAGGTCACTTTCCTCCGAGGGCTTCGTGCCGGTAGGTTTTGCCGCCATTGGCGTCTTCGATGACATCTACGTTGATTAGCTTGCCCACCAGCCTATCACACCAGCTCGGTTTGACGGCCACCAACACCTTGTCGCCCAAGCCCTTCTCGGGGATGCAATACAGCCAATGCGGGTTGGGAGCAGCCTTCAGGGCCCGCATCAGCAGCCGCTTGGGCACCGCCAAGGGCACGGCCACGGCAAGTCGTACCTTGTCGGCACCCTCCTCCGTGAAGTATTGCCGTCCCTTCACCAGCTTCCAGTCGCTGTCGGACAGCTTCTCGTCCCTAATCTTGGCTAGCTGGAACTTAGTGATTTTCAGTTCCTTGGCCAAATCGGCAAATGGAATCTCAATAGTAGGCATTTTTAGGTCTGGTAGTGGTCATCTGACCGGGGGCTATGTAACGAATGTCGGCCACGGCGGCGTAGCGGAGAACGTCAATCGGGTCCTTCCACGCCTCATCCAGCCCGCCTTCCGCCGTGTATTCCTGAAAGGCTTGGATGATGTTCTCGCAACGGTCTGAGATGTACAGGTGCGGGCGATTGAGGGCGTCCATCGGGGCCTTCCGGTTGTAGGCCAGCTTCGTCTGGATGGCCTGCAAACCCTCTTCGATGTCCAACCCCGGGGCAGGCATAAACACCAACCCGGCATCCTCAAGGTCAGCCATAACGGACGATACGCCGGTTTGTGTCTGATATTTGGCTGCACCAAGGCGGGGGTCAATCAGCCGCTCAAAGATGGCGTCCCCCGTTTCGGCCTCCGTCCCCGTAATCAGGTCAACGTAGTCACGTATCCCGTAACCAAGGCCCTTTGAGCCCTCCCCGCCCACCCACTTGCCGCCCTGCCACTTGGCCCAGTCGCCCACGTTGATGTCGGGCCACTCACGATAAACCCACCACGTATCCGACTCATCCACCGCCACCCACGCCATAAACCAGTTCTTCCGGCCAGCAGGGTCTAGGATGAGGTACTTGGTCGTACCCTTCAGGTTGATCGACTTGTGCTCCACCACGTTCACTTCCCGGCTAAAGTTGGGAAAGCGGGTGGACAGCGACTTGGTGGCTATGCCGTAGGCGCGGGTGAGGATTTCCGCTTCCGGCCTGTTCGCAAGGTCCTTGGCGATACGGTCGTAACCACCGAAGGGGTTGTCCCTACTGTGGAAGTAGATGATGCCTGCGTCCCGGTTCCTTGAGCGCTGTAGGTATGGGACGCTCCTGCCACCGAGAAGCTCGGCTGGCTTGCTTTGGAACGTCTCCGCCCCTTGCACGTAGTCGCGGACAACCTCGGTGTATCCGTCGATAGGTGTAAAAGTAACGACCAGCTTGCTGTTGCGAGTAGCGAGGCGAAAACGAAGAGTCCCAAGGAGTTCCGGGCCGACGAGATATTCGTCACACCAAGCGCCAATGTTAAGCCAGCTAGGACTCCGGCTACCAAGCTCAGCACCCTCAAGGATTGTGTCGTTGTTAAGGAATTGGGCATAAGTCTTGAATATGATCGAGCTCTTGCTGCCGGGCAGGATGAGGCTGCTCTTGGAGAACCCGTTCTTCCGGGTGTAGGACACGTTCTCCTCAGTACCCAGCACCTTGGTCTTAAACTCCTCGGGCAGGGCGTCGTACACCGCACTCTGCTGCTGCCGGATGGACACATCCGCATTCTGGGCAAAGCACATTATGACCGACCCCGGGTTCTCCACCGCCGCCTTCACCACGGCGTGGGCTGCCCAGCTCGTCTTCCCGCTCCGGTTGCCACCGCTCACCAGCAGCTCGGAATGCACCGTCAGGAGCTCCTCCGCATCCTTCCAATGGGGCAGCTTCCAGCCATACCTGTACGGGTCCCGTTTGCTGTTCGCAATGGCCGAATGGTAGACCTCGTGAAGCTTGAGGACATCCTCCGGCTTCATTGCCGCCAGCTCCTCGTTGGAGGGTGGCTTCAGCACCTCGTGCGGCTCCCAACTAAGCGCCATAGTGGAACTTCCGCATTCCCGTCGTAACGGAAAACCCACCCTCTGCGCCAAAGCAACCAAAGGACACCCGCAGCGTGAGGTCCGCAGGCGCCTCTATCTTCAGGTGTTCCGCCTCCCAGTTGTGCCTGCGGCGCACCTGAAGCCTCACAAATGGGATGATGTCAAACTCGTACAGGTAGCGCTTGTACGTCCAATGGTAGTAGCTGTGCCCCCAGATGGCCCTGCGAGCACTCCACTTCCATTCCTTCTGGGCCATCAGGAAGCCCTCGTTCAGCGGCCTATCAGGGTCACTCAGTACCTTGGCCCGCGCATCCACCCACTCTTGGTCAGTCATTGTTAAAGGAAAGCCTCGTTTTCTTTAATCCCGGGAATCGCCATTAAAGGAAAGCCTAGTTTCCATTTTCTGGATGTTGAAAAAACACCCCGGTCTTTTCAACACGCCTCCACCGGCTTAGCCACCACCTCAATGCTGCTCTCCTTCAGCTTGGCCTTAGCCTCCTCAATCGCCTTCATCGCATCCTCCAAGCTAGGGGCACTACTCTTGTGCTCCACCGTCACCCTGTTCCCCTCCGTCGCCATAAAGAACTTGTCCGCATAGATGCCATAGCTCATCGCCAAATCACGTAAGTTGGTGCGGGCCAACATACTATCGTCCTCAGCCAGCATCCTCATCTTCTCCTGCTGGAGCAGCCGCGCCCCCTCAATCAACTCCATCGCATCCTGCGCCACAATCTCCTTCCGCTTATCCAACAACGACTTGTGCCGGGCCCTCAGCCCCACCAGCGTGTACCAATCACACCCCTCGTCCCGGATGATGCTCTTCCAACTCCTACCCTCCGCCATCATCTCCAACAACCTAGCCGCCCGCTCCGGGTCCCTCGCTTCAAGGCTACGTCGATTCTCAGCCGCAGCCACCAACGACCGGGCTAAATCCTTCTTCACCTTCAAGCCTTCCGTCATACCCCCATCTGGGGAATATTCCCCACCCCTGTCAATCCCAGACAGGCGGGCCCATAATAGGACTTTTTTTAAAAATCTTCTGTTTTGGTGTAACTTTTCACCTGTTTCCCCCGTCCCTTAATACCATTACTCCCCCTGATTCTCACAGGAGGACGTTTGTAAAAAAGTTTAAAGGTCGGGTTGACCCAATGGTTACAACGCTCCCGGCCCGCTTTAGACCCCCTCCCCCCCCATTAAATGGTACAGGGAACCCCCTGTGACCGCAGGTCACTCTGTTCCTCCCCGAGCGAAGCGAGGGCGACCCCAAAAAACGGGTGGCACCACTCCCCTTCCCTGCTGTGGGCGGCGGTCCCCTGCTCTACTGAGGCGGTGCGGTGCATCGTGGAGGGGCGCGATTATCCCGGGGATACCCCGGGGATAAGATAGGCGAGCGGAA